GTAGAACTGGTTAGCTGTTCACCGCTTTCTATGTGAAATAGAATAGTCTGGATAGTATCCAAGTCCACAGGCTGCGAAAAGCCTAGACCGTGTTTAGCCAGAAGCGGGTTAATGGTTTTTAGAATAGTGGGTAGGTCTGCGTAAGAATACCCGTAGCCCTGCGTTCCCTTGTGGATAATTGGGCAGTCTTGCTGGAAAGCGGCGAGCGCCTTAAATAAGTGTTTCACGTTGTTTTGGTTTAATTGATTAAAGATAACTATTTGTCTTCTATAATGGTGATAAAGTCATTCCAAATTTTGTAAGCCTCTAGGTCTGTCGCCTTCGCTAGTCGGCAGTATCTCAGGGCTATCTTCACTTGGTCTATCGTTGTCGCTGACATCAGCACCCGGTGCGCTTTCGTCATCAAGTATTTGTTCGATTCGCTTAATGCACTCGGCTTGCTGTTTGAGTAAGTCAAGTAGTCTGTTAGCTGTTTCTTCCATTTCATAAGTGGTAAACTATTCCACGCTCCTTTAGTAGCTTATGAGCGCATTTGTAAATTTTGTCCGCGTCTATTCTTCTCCCCTCGCGGTAGTGGGTTAAGCAGTCTACTACCGTACTTCTAGGGTAGCCTGTTTCATCTGCTATTCGCTTAATACCTTGGTAGGGCAGAAGGCTTTTGATTCTCTGAACTTGTCTGTCTGTCATGCTATCGCGTTTCTTTTGGCTGCCATAAAAAGGTTCTTAGCGTCTGCTATTGTAGCGTCTTCGCTCTGGTATGCGTCTATTAAGGTCATATCGCTAACCGTTGCCGTGTGAAGCTGCCCGTAGTATTCAATTACTACTGCGTAGTGTCCGTGTCCTGACTTTCTAACGCTGTGTATTCTGTCTGTGTAAGTCTGCATTTCTTAATGTGTTTTGGTTACGGCAACAATACTACGAATAAGTTTTGACATAATAACAATACTAGGGTAAAGTTTTTTAGGGTACGAACCCCATTACTAACGTAACTACCTAAGAATTAAGTAGATACGGGTTTAATCTGTTGAAGAATTTAATTAGCCGAAAAGTCGAAGCCCTTGTCTGACGCCATAGCTGCTAGGTACTCTTCAGAATTTACCGCAGAATCAAAGATAACGTCTATCTGTTCGCGCATCTGCCGGGCGTTGTAGTACATCAAACCAAGCAGGACCGCCAGAAGTAGGTTAAGAAACGCCAGCAGAATAAGGACAATAGCTACAATAGTTAGTAGAACGCTCATAGGTCCATTAGTTCGTTAATACAAGTATGCCCACCTATAACTACCGCGCAGCCTATCGCTGGTTTCTTTCCGCGTTTGGCATAAGCAAAGGCGTATTTACTGGCGTCTATTCCGCATCCTATCTGAGAACCGAACACCTTAAAGTTCTGCCCTACGAACCATTCAGTATAACATTGGGTGTGCAAGTGTCCCTGCACCGTAGACTGCATATCTGCCCGACATTTTGTTCTAGCCGTTCCGCCTTCACCATGTATATACTGGACACCATCGTAAACTACCCGGTCTGTAAAGTTCCAGTCTGGGGCGTTCAGGACTTCGTTAAAAGACCGAACCCACGCTTTCGGTATTCCACCGCTAAAAGCCTTTCTACTTATAATTCTGTCGTGGTTTCCTACCGTAACATCTGCCACCGGGAATACTTCTACCCAGCGTTGCAGTCTGTCTATTGCTAGTTCTAGTTCGTCCTTACCTCCATATCCGTCTGGGTCTGTTTCGTGAAAGCTAGAATAGTGGCTATCTATAACGTCCCCAATGAAGATAACTTGGTTACAGTTATGGCGCCTGTACGTTTCTACGCAGAAGTCTAAGTAGTCGTCTAGGCAAAAAGGTTCGTGAAGGTCGCCTATTACCAGTATGCGCCTTTCGTCCCTTGTCAGGTTTTGATAGGCTGCTAGCTTATTCCCCCGAAGTCTTGGGCGCTGCTCCATTAGTCGGCTGCGTGAACCGCTTGGGCAAACTCTGGGTCTAGCTTCTCAATTTCCAGAAGGTCCATTTGCCACAGCCTGTCTGCTTCTGCCTTTTCTTCGTTGGTGCTACTTACACCTAGCGCTGCCTGTCTGCTAGCGTTCTTCTTTAAGTAGCGGTCTATTTCTTCCTTTATTCCTGCGTTCTGGCGGTACATCATCTAAGTAACTGAATTATTACAACGGTTTCAGCAGCTAGACCTACGCCTAGCGCTACGTTAAGTAGTGTATTTTTTAATGCCTTCTTTCTAGCCGCCTTCTTGTGGCACTCTATTACTTCCTGAAGGTTTAGGGCTATGCTGTCTTTCTGGGCTAATTTAAGGCGCTCTAAGGACAGTTCTTTATCTTTTAGACTAATAATACTGTCTAGCCTATTAAGCTGCTCAGAAGTTAGTTTAGACGTTTCTTCTAGCTGTCGAATGTAGGAGAACCCAAAAAGAACTACGCCGAACTGGTGCTGGCTAATTCCTACTAAAGTGTCGCTGGCGTATGGTATCAATACGGGCGGCTTCTGCTGTGAAAAAGTCTGATTTGCCGCTAAAAGGAAGAAGGCTAATACTATCAACCTTAATAATAGTTTCAACATATACCCGGTCTTTTAGTTCCTCAAGTTCGCAATTTTCGCGCTGCAATTTAGCCACTACCACCTGAAGCCCCTTAATGTCTAACTCGTAGGCTTTTATCTTCTCTTCGCTAACCCTTATTCTTTCGTAGTTAACCGCGCTCGTCTGCTGCTCATTAAACAGTTTAGCGCTGACAGCCACCAGAACCAGAAGGCAAAGCCCAACGGTTACCAGTAGTATCTTCTCACAACTGCCCAAGCCACATAGCAACTTCATCCTCTCGTCTTGCGGTTAGACCTTTAAGGACTTTTCCTTTAGACTTATTCCAGCGTCTAAATTCGTCTGGTATATTCTGGTCGTCCGGGTTATCGTTTAGCTTAATAAGTAGGGTAGACTTCATTAGGTTGCCTATTCCTAAGTTATAAGTAAACGAAATAAGGGCGGCTAACTGGTAGTCTTTTAGTTTGACGTCTACAACGTCTAGCACTTGCTGGCGGACCTTGCTTATAAAATGCTCTAGTATTTCAGCGCCTCGCTTTCTGTCTACCTTACAGTCTTCCATAGCTACGCGGTCGCCATTTTCGTACATGGTATTACCGTAGCCAATGGTAGGAACACCAGAAGGGCATAGATAAGGTTCTGGCATAAAGCCTTCCCACTTCTTAATTACGCTGGCGGCTAGTTCTTCCGCGCTTGGTTTTGTCTTCTTTTTCTTTGCCATTGCAGTTTCCGTTTTTACAGGTACATTCTACGGGGCGAAGCCCGCACCACTTCACTTTACTTTGCAGCGGTTCTCCCTAATTTCTCCGCGCATCTCAGTAAGCGCCTTAGTGTTCTCCCCTATTACCTCCGCGAACTTGTCCACGTGGTCGTTATTGGCGCTAGACCATTCCTTCCGTTCTTCCCTATGAATGTCGGTTAGCTTGTTAAGGTAGTAAACCAACACGGCTAGAAAAATTCCAGCTATTCCGTAACTCGCTAGGGCTTCTAAAATTGCGTCCATCAAAAACCTAAATCTATCGTTATTCTACTGCTCCATTCTTGTTCTGTAAACACCGCTTCAAAGTCTTCTACCGTTAACGGGTCGTCAGGGACTAATAGCCCAGCTTGGCTTTCAAATGTAATGGTAGCGAATACTGCTGTCGTTTTGCCGTCAAGTCCCCCGAAATGCTCGTTAGCTATTTCTCTGTCTCTTGCCGTAGCGATAGCCTCGCTGGCGTATGGTATAAGGTAACTCATAATGCGTAAGCGTTAATCATTGTTGCCAAGTCTGCCGCTGGTGGTGCTGCTTTCCAAATAGTAACGGAACTTATAATCGGGTCGCCTTGATAGGCTAGCTGAATACCAGCCGTTGCCCATGCTGCGTCATCGGTCCAATCAATATTGGTAATGGCTAGAACGACATCGTTACCGCTTGTCTGCGTGTGCAGTTCGCCCCTTGTCTTTGGACTCATTACAGACCCGTTAACCTCGTAGTCGGGCGTTCCAACATCGTGGAAACAATCCGAGCCATTACCCACAAAAGTGATAAACGGAGACTCGTTACCCGCCATGCGGAGTATTCGGTAGCTTATGTCTGAACCACCTTTAATCTTCAGCAGAACTGCTCCGTCCGTTCCGTTCAATCCAAGTGCGGACTGTTCTAATCCGAAGCCGTTTATCATTTCCATGGCTCGGCTACCGTTGTCCATTGTTACCTGAGTAGTGTCAATGTAAACAGGCATTCTCGAAAGTATGGTAGTAGCCCAATCGTTGCCGTTTCCGCTTTGGTCGTACATATCGGTAATAACCGCTTTTGTATCGGTATTCCACGTTGCAACATCTCCCGCCTCTACACTATCTCCTGTAAAGTCTCGCTCTGTCCCTGTTGTAAACATCTTGGCGCCTAAGATAGCGTTGGTATCCGCGTAGGTACTCGCGAAGGCTTTCTCCACAGACCACGAGCCTACAAGGTTGGTGGTGTCCGTCAGGTCGTCAAGTGCGTAGGAAACGCCAGCCCCAGCAGAACCAGCAGCCTGCCGTCTTGCTCTATTTATTAGGCTGTTCACCCGTTGTAAATGATAACGCTACCGCTAGACATAGTAATAGCTGTTATAGTTTCTTGCTCTGGAACTGTAATGTAGGCGCCTGCCTTTAGGGTAGTTCCGCTTAGTCCGTAAGCCGTTAGACTGTCCGTAGTGCCTACTGTGAAGGTAGTTATAACGGTGTCTTCCTGAACGATAAGAGCATAAGCGCCTAGCGAAGTGTGAGCGCCCGTTCCTGTTAGTACTTTGCAGCCTTTAGACGCTGCTATTCTCTGGTCGTAAGTCATTTCTTTAATCTGGTATCTGGCAGCTATTGTAGCTGTAAGGTTGGGTTATATTTAGAATCATCGAATGTCCGCTTACCTTGTCGTCAAACCTTTCCGTAAACGGTGTTATATTAACGTTCCGCTGAACGTCTAAGTCTGTATGTAGCTGGCGGAAATAAGCCACGAAGTCTAGCAAAATACTAAGGGTGTCGCTCAATACTTCTTCTTCGTTTTCTTCTCCGGGCAGAACGCGGTCCATGCAAAGTATGCGGATATTATAAGTTAGCGTTCTTTCGCTAAGTGTAACGCTGTCTTCGATAGCCCAAAGAACTGCGTAGTCTAGTTCCTTCGGGTTAATCTCCCAGACGTCCCCCTGCCCGTACTGCTTTACCTGTTGGTGCGCAGTCGCCTCGTTCTCTATTAGGGCGAATATCTCGTTGAGCGTGTACATACTTTTTTAGCTTCTCTAGGTTCTTTCGATTAACGCCTTTGCTCATATTTATCTTCTAAAGATTCTATCTTTCTTCTACGCCCTAAGAATAGCCCAGTAGTGAAGGTGTCAGATTCTGGCTGAATCTTGTCTAGCCCTCCGTCCGGGTTAGCGTAAGCTGGGTAGTCGCTTGAATTTTCTAGTAAGAACCTTACTAGCCTTTCGGTGTACCACTCCGCCTTATCCTTATACTTCTGCGAAAGAAAGTTTATTTCGTCTAGCGAAGCGTTGCTACTGTTTTCGCTGCTCTGCTGGTGTACTCCTTTATTAAGGAACTTGTAGCTAATAGCGGTAGGCGCTTCGGCTTGCGTCCAGTAAAGTAGCGCTGGCTGTATGTAGTCAGTTAGCAGCGTCTCGTTAGCGGTCGTTAAGGTGCCGCCCGTTATCTGGGTCTTTAGCTCGTCGTATAACGTAGTCCCTAGCTTCGGCTGCACGTGTATATCCTGACAAAGAATAACGACCGGGCGCAAGTACTTAAAGTCTATGTTTTCGTGAAGTAACGTATTGTCCTTCAGGAACGATTCCGATATAAATAGAACGTTTGCCATTTTACGCCTTTGCTGTTACTAATACCCTTCTCCATTCGTGGCGGCAATGGTAATTCTTGCCCCAATAGCCCCCGCCTCTTTGCCATACGTTGCGACCTTCTTCTAGGTCCATTGCCATAATTTCCTTCAAACTCCAAGTAGTGCCAGCGGTCGGGTTGTCTTCGGTTGCTGATTCTCTTACCAGTTCTTCACAGAACGGCCTTGTTCTTTCGTTAGGTAGGATAGACGGACCTTTAGCCTCCGGGCGCTTTGCGTATACGTAGCGAATCTTAAATACCTCTTCTACTGGCGGTATTTCCTTAATTAAGTCCTTACCCTTCTTGGTTACTTCTACTACCCGCTGCGTGTCGTCTACTACCTTCTCAATTAGAATGTTGATAGCGTTAGATTCGTTCAGCCTTTGCAGTCCTTCCATTAAGCGCTCTAGGCTAATTCTAAGGCTTTCGCCAATAGCTACGAAAGGCGTAGACGGTTCCTGTACCAATATCTCCAGAATAGCCGTGTCTATTGGGTCAATGTCTACGAACCAATACTTCCGGGCTAGTTCTTCTTTGAACTTTGCAGTATCGTAGTCTGCTTCAAAATCAAAGCGCTTAGATTGCCCTTCTATCTTAAAGGCTTCTTCGCCTACCGCTAAAAGGTGTTCTAAGTAAATATCGTCCTTGTCGGTGCTGCAACAGGTCGCCCGTAGTTCTTCGGCTACTTCTGTCGGTATTGTTTCACCAGTTACCGTAGCCCTAGCCATTTCAGGCGTAAAGCCGTATAGTTCCGTAAGTACAGAGATAGCGGACGCCTCTTCTACCATACCCTGTTTAACGTTCTGAAGTAGGGTAATAATTCCGCTAACGCCACCTACTGAGCCTTTAAGCGCTGCCTGCGCGTCCTTAGTCTTACTGTCTGTTCCTACCTCTTCTTTCTTAACTACCTCTAGCCCTATCTTCTCCCTTATCTCGTCTGGCGTCATTACTGAAATAACGGTAGATTCCGAGAACTGAATAGATATAGGTTCGGTGTCCTTAATTACTAGGCGCCCCTCAAACCCCTGAAGGCTTGCCAGTTCGTTAAACACCCTTTCTATGAATTGCTGACGGTTATTTACGTAGGTGTTTTGGAATAACTCAAAACTATCTACTAGCTGGTTTCTGCTGGTAAATATTCCGTCCTCTTTAATTCCAAAAAGCGCTGGGTCGGTTACTTGGTGTCCTGCGTATATTTCGCGCTGCACCGTTCGGTTAAGAATATCGAAGCGCTTGTCGTAGTCGTTACCGTTTAGCTGCTGAATTTCTACGCCCCTGTCCCTGCTGTCCGCAAAGTTTAGAACGATGGACCCAGCGTTGTCTGTCCCGGTGAACTTCTGCTTAATCTGGCGCTCTATTTCTTCCTGCTCTTCGGGCGTTGGTTCGCCATTAAAGAAGGACAAAATAGTAGACCCAACAAAGTTTTGGCGGACCGCTGAAATATGGAAGTTTTGTATCTCTACGTCTAGTTCGATATAACCCGTAGAACCTAGATAGGTAGGTAAAGGGTAGTACTTACAGTCTGGGCTATACCCCTTAACGTACAGTAATTGCTTGCCGCTTGGTTCTTTCCAGTTAAAAGCGTCTATCTTCTCTACTTCTGGCTTGTGCTTAGACCAGTCTTCAGAATAGTAGAAACAGGTTCCGTCTTCGTTGCTTCTATACCTAGCGAAGTCCGCATGGTAAATAGCGGCTATCTTTTCGTTAAGCTGGTCGTAGACTATTTCTAAGGCGAAGCCGTTGTAAAGTTCGTAGTCTAGCGCCACCTTTTCCAGAATGTCGTTAAGACTTTCGTACTGGTTCGGGTGCTTTAGAAACTGCTCTAGCTTTGCCGTCTGAAAGGTGTTAAGCCCTTCACTATCTACTGCCCAGCCCTGCCCTGCCACATAGTCTTTTTTGCTATTTATAATAGCGTGATGTTTGGCGCTTCTTCGGTACAGGTTTAGTAAGTATTCCGGGTAGCGGTTCTTCCATTCGCCTTCAGTCCCGAAAAGTATATACTCCTTACCCCGTACTTCTTTGAAGTCTGGTACTTTCTGGGCGCCAAAGTTTACTATGCTTAGTCTATTCTCCATAAACAACGTATGTACTGTTTCCACCTGAATAGGTAGTTACTGGTGTTGTATCGCCTGTTAGCTTAACTATTCCCTGTTCTAGCATTGTTAGCCCTGTTGGGTCTACGTTACTTGAAGAACTGTTGGCGTAAATGTAGTAGCGCCATTGTCCATCGTTACCCATTTTTACTTCTCCGTTCTCAGGGTTAGCCGTTCCAGTTCCTACCTCTGTGATAGTGAACTGGTTAAACCTATTCGGGTAGCTGCTGGCGTCCTGTGCAATAGCGTAAGCTACCGCCTCTGTCGTGTCGCTCTTGAACTCGAAGAGATAATAGGTAGCAGTCCCCTTTTCGGTTAAGGTTACTACTACGGTGTTAGCGCTATTTCGCGTTAGGTTTATCAAACCGAAAGAACGCAGTATTCTATGTCGCAGTCAGCCGTATCTGCTTGGGCGCTAATGTTGTCAATATCCACGAAAGCGCTAAACGCCCCCGCTGAAGTGTCCGCGTCCATCTGTCCAGTAGATAGCATAAACGTAGCGCCTGCGTCTACCTTAACGTCTGCTGTTTCAGCGCCAGCGTTCTTAAACCGCACCCGGATAAAGTTAGTGTTATCTAGGTTCGTAATTCGGATGTAGCGAATACTAGCCCTAACGAACTTGCCCTGTCCGTTGTTTGAGTTAAGTTCTATTAGGTCCATTTCGCCAGAACTGCTTACCGTCATAACTCTGCGGTCTACTTCAGCTACTGAAGCAATGGTCCGGGTGTGCGTCCCTGAACGGTCTACGCCCCCCAAGTTTATAGATTCTGAAACGGTTATAGTAGCGTCTGCCGCTGTTACTGTCGAAGCCATTAGGTGTCTTTTTTAGTAAATAGCAAAAGCCTGAATTTGTGCCAAAGTGCTACCTCAAAAACATACATAAAAACATACAAGCGCATACTTTCTTCTAAATTATTTGCAAATGTCAATTTTTGTTTTAGGGGCATTTTAAGGCGTTCTAACGAGGTTTAGCGTTTCGCTAGTATAACTACGCCAAAACTTTGAGAAAGTAAAAAACCCAGTAATGACGGGGGCTGCAGCGGGTAGTTTGCTTTTCTGGTTTATTTTACTTATGGGCAAAAAAAAGGGCAGCCCGAAAGCCACCCTCTTTACAACGTGAAAAAGAAAGAATCTTAGTTAGTGATACTAGCCAACATAGCGGCAGTAGTTCCAGAAGAAGGCGTAAGCTTCAACATTGGCGCTGCCTCCATTCCTGAAATAGTGATAGTGTACCCCTGAAGGTCCGCGTAAGCAGTTCCAGAAGCAGCAGTACCCGCTGAAACTTCTAGCCCAGTAGTAACACCAGCAACGAAAAAGTTAGCCTCTTCGTCATTGGTTTCTACAATAGCTACAAGTCTGTTCTGAGCAAGTAGTCTTACTTCATTCCGCATGGACGTAGCCAGCTTAGAAATAACCATAGTTACCTCTGGTGTGTAATAGACAGAACCGTTCTGAACGTTTGAATTAATCGTCTCCGTAATGCTGGAAGTTTCCTTTAGCTGCTCGTACTTATAGAACACAGTAGAAGCAGAACCAAAGGCGGTAATGTCTCCAGCGGAAACAGTAGCCGCTAATCCTTCGTAGTCTGAAAGGGTCGCCAGTCTAATCGACCTAATTCCACCTATTGCTGACTTGCAGTCTAGGACATGGCCTTGGGTTAGTGCACAACTCATTGTTATTTATTTTTTAGGTGGTTAAGGGAAGGGCCGAAGCCCCTCCCATAAATAGGTTTCTTAGATAGCTACCTTACCCATCTGGTCAGGGTAGGCGATTTGTGTACCCATGATGAACTCGCAAGCTACACGGATAGTACGGTTGTCTTTGCTGTACCAGATTTCTAGGTTGCTAGAATCTTCTTCTAGGTCAAGTCCCAAAACAAGGTTAGAAAGGCTGGCGCCATAAACACCGTTAAGACCTGTTAGCCCGTTAACTCCTACTACCTCGATGTTAGTACCCGGGAAAATCATTCTCAACGGGTCAAAGTCTGACTGGTAGCTAGCAAGCTGTCCGCCTCCGCTAGTCATTCCTGCGCCATTAGCAAGGGCAGAAGCAAATAGTCTGAACTTGTCCAAACCGCAGAAAATCTTAAAGTCGTTCTGAGCCACGGCAGCAGAAGGTGTAAGAGCGTAAACTCTTTGTACAGCCTCTACCATATCCGCCATAGTCAAAGAAGTAAGAGCCGTTCCGTATGCAGCAGTATTGCAGTCAGTAGCCAATGTAGCCGCTGGAATCAAAAGCCCGTCAAACATCTCAAGGTTACCAGCACCTGTTGAAGCGTTCCCCTGCCAGATAATCTTCTCGATTTCGTCCTGAATCTTCTCTACCAAGTAGTTAGAAAATTGCTCCTCGAAAGGCATAGAATCTTGGATAGCACCCGGTGCAAGCTGGCTGCGTAGGTAGAATCCTTCTAGCTTCTTAGGGCAGAACTCCATGTTAATTTTAACGTGCTTCGCATCAATGTTTCTTTGAGTGAAAGTTACGTCCCCTGAACCAGCGAACTCACAAGTAGCGCCATCGGCTACCATGTTAACGTCTACGTCCATTAGGTTTACCGCAGTAGTGCCTTTTACGCCTACTTGCTTGGTCATCATTGCCGCAGTACGTCCACCCGCTAGGGCTTTAGTTAGCAATGGGAAATTTTGTTCTTCAACGTAGGCTGATAAGCCTGAAGTATCAAAAGCCATTTTTTAAGTGTTTTTAAGTGTATGTTATTTGTTAAGTGCTTTTCTCATCTTCTCGACTAGGTCTTCGCTAGAAGTACCCTTAGAGAATGGGTTAGCCACCTTCTTAGTAGGTGCTTCTTTTGGTGTCGCTGCCATCTTCTCTACAATGTCAGTAACAAGGCTTACCGCCTCTGTAACTTCGTCTACCTTCTTAGCAGACGCGAAAGCTGCCGCGTCAATCTCAGACTTAACCAAGTTTGATACAGCGCCTAAAATGTCTTCTCTGAATTTGTCAGCGTCAAAGGCTGGCACCTCTTCAGTAGTTTCTTCTGCTGCCATTTCTTCTTCCTTCTCTTCCTTCGCCTCTTCTTCTACCTCTTCTGGTGCTGCTTCAGGTTCCATAACCTCTACGATAACCCCGCCTTCGGTTCTTACAATAACACCGCTTTCTAGTTCGTGGGTGCCGTCTGGTGCTTCTACTACTTCGCCATCTTCTCCGATAACGGAAAGATTAGCGCCTACCTCTAGTACTTCATAGCGTACTATGGTTCCGTCTACTAGCTTTGCGTCCTCAAACGCTTCGGCTACTGGTTCTTCGTTAAAAAGTAGTTTCTTAATCTCTGGCAGCTTACCCGCCACCAATTCGGAAATGTTCATAGGTGAAGTCTTTAGCCTTAAATAGCCGTAGACCTCAACTGTGCCACTTAACCCGCTAGGCTTGCGCTAATCTCTTCTATTATCTGGCGGTCTATTGTAAGTTCCCGGTCTTCGCTAAATAGCCCTTCTACGGAAAACCCCTTAAAGTCTCCGTCCTTTACTTGCTGCCAGACGTCATCGTTCTCAACCCTGAACGAACCGAACCAGCTACCTTCTGGAAGTTCAGAAAACCCTTTAGGCGTTGGCTTCATTTCGTCCACTATAAACGACTCAAACATAAACACACCATCTAAGGCTGTTTCGTGCATCTCATTAACGCTGTCCGTTCTGCCCTGCTTCATGTACTTATAGACAATCTTCCTAATAGTGTCAGCGTCAAAAACTACATAATACTCTTTCCCTTCTTCGTCTCTTCGGTAGATTGGAAGCCCGGCTACCATTAACGGTCCGCTTATTATGCGCTTATCTTCGCTGGTTACTTCAAAGCGGTAAGCCTTCTGCTTATTAAACGCCATCCATTCGCGTTCTATCGCGGGTGTATCAACTAAGGCTACCGCCTCTACGCCTGCCTCTTCGTTATCGTCTATTGTCAAGTAGATAACTGGTAGTTTGTTCTCTTTATCCATCTATCCCAAAGGTTACTTGGTTCTCTATT